CTTCATGCCTTATATTGCAGGAATATCACAGTCTGATTTAGATACTTCTGCTGACGATTTAGATAACCCTCGTAGAAAATCTTTCTTGTACACCAACACTACGGAGTGTGAACAGTATGGATTTAATTTCACAACTCCCGTTTGATTTAATTAAACCAAGAACTCATATAATCCTAAGACGCACAAGGGATTCTGCTGGATTTAACGAAGATGGGATATATGCTCCATCTACTCCACTATCCATTTCAATACAGGCTGTAGTTTCACCTGTTATTCGTAGTGACATGGTAAGCATATTACCTGAAGACCTCCGTAAAAGAAAAGTCATTAGAATATTCTCCAACACTCAACTCATAGAGCATATTGATACTGGAATATATGCTGCTGATGAGATTTCCTATGGTGGGGAGTCTTATAGGGTTTTTCGATTAGGTTCGTGGATAAATGTAAATGGCTTCTCTGGTTATGAAGCATACGCCGTAAGAATAGACACAGAAGAACTTCAGCTTCTTTAGGGGACGTTTAAATGATTAAGATGAAGGTACATACCAGAATCAATATAGACGGCCTTAAACGGTTGCAGAAGCAGCTTAAAAGCACTTACATAGAAGTTGGTTATATTGATTCACCTAATCATTGGATGAGTGATGTCCCTGTAGCTCAAGTGGCAAGCAACCTTCATTACTGGAGTCCTTGGAAAGACACTTTTATGTTAACCGATTCCAAGAAACATCAATTACAAAAGATTATTACTACAGAGTTACAAAACTTTGGATTTATATCTTTCAACGCTGTGATGAGGAATATAGGAGAAGGTGCTAAGGATCAAATAGCTGCAAACATACAAAATGTAACTTCCCCTCGTAACAGTGATGAATGGGCATCTGTAAAAGGATTCAATGATCCTTTGGTGTTTGGTAGTAAGACAGGGGAAGCGCCTAACCTTATCTCTGCTTTAACCTTTAAAGTAGGTGTGTAATGTTACCAAACATATTAGAACTGCATTCAGAAATAACCAAAATACTAAGACTTAAAATTGACTCACAATACCCTATAGGTATAGCAGAACAAGGTAACCCGTCCTTCCCTAATTGGATTAGTTTCAAACTTACCAAATGGCAACAACTAGGCCATGCAGGTCTTGGTTATGAAGACCTTGACGATGCCAGTGAAGATTACGAAACCAGTTCTTTGTGGAGAGTCACACTAAATATTGTTGGTGTTGGGAATGACTCAGAGCAGTTGGTTCTAAACCTTGCCCACAACTTCAATAAAAGGTCTTACTTATCTAGTTTTAAAGCTCTTGGGTTGTATTATTTAAACCATGACATTGTTAGGCCAGCTCCAAAAGCAGTATCTACAGGTTGGGAACAAAGGCATATTCTTGATGTGAATTTCAATATAACTTTCACAGACATAGAGGAACTAGAGTTTTGGAACTCTGTGGTCGTTACTGAAGAAATCAACGATCCCTTAGACACTATTATTTATAGTGAAACTGAAGAAATATTTTTAGAAACATAAACAACAATAAAGGTAATTTAAATGGCCGACATTTCCCTCTTAGTGGATGTGAACGTTTTTCGCCAAACATCTGCTGTAACTGTAGCTGGATACAGTTTAGCAATGTTCCTTGGTAAACACAAAGGTTTTACTACACGATACAAGGTCTACGGATCTATTGAAGAAGTGGCAGAAGATTTTGCAACAAATTCTCCAGAGTACGAGGCAGCCAGCTCAACGTTTGGACAAACACCAGCCGTGGACTTGTTTGCTATTGGGCGTCAAGATAGTACCACTGTAACTTACACACCTACAGTAGTGAACAGTGACACCTACAGTGTAAGATTGAATGGAACTCTGTTCTCTTTCGTAGCTGACACATCAGCAACTGCCGCTGAAATTGTTACTGGTCTTACTACAGCAATTAATGCTGGATCTGAGCCTGTCACAGCTTCTGGTAGCTCTACTTTAATTCTCACAGCAGATGTGGCTGGTGTTCCCTTCTCAGTCAAGGCTTCTACTAACCTTGCCCCTGTATACGGTGGTACTGAGTCTCTTACTGACGCACTTAATGCAATCATTCTTGAGAATAACGACTGGTACGGACTTACTGCTTATACACACACCAAAGCAGATCAATTGGAGATAGCGGCGTTTGCTCAAGCTGCAAGAAAACTCTACAAAACATCTTCTTCTGACACTAACATTATTAACCAATCATTATCTGCTGATACCACATCTGTTGGTAAGGCATTTAAAGATAATAGTTATGACCGTGCAGGTGTTATTTACTCTGCAACAGCAAATACTCAATACATTGAAGCTGGTTATTTAGGTGTAATGTTTGGGTATCCGGCTGGCTCATACACAATGCACGAGAAGGTTGTTCGTGGAGATACTGTAGACAATTTAACATCCTCTCAGATCTCAAATGCTGCATCAAAGAATGTAACAGTTTTTGTTCCCATCGCTGGGGCTAATCAAATTCTTTACCCCACTAATGGTGACGGCACTTTTGATGATTTGATCCGTGACATTGATTACGCAGCCTCTCAACTTCAGGTAGATATTACTCAGTTGAAGCGAAACGTGGGTAAGATTCCAATGGATAACATTGGTATTGCTCAGATTGTTAGTGTAGTTCAAACAACCATGTTGCGCATGGCAAGTCTTGGCATCTTTGATCCAACAGACATCACTGTAACCTATCCAGATATTAGTGAAGTTTCAGCAAATGATCGTGCATTACGCCGTTTAACTGGCATTAAAGTACGTGCTCGTGTTGCTGGTGCAATTCATTTCGTGTCTTTGGATCTGGTAGCTACCGTATAACATTCAGTCGGAGAATAGAATAAATCATGGCACAAGTAACAAATTATAGTCCGACTGACGTATTGGTTCAACACGGTACTAGTCGTTTAAGTGGTTTTGGTGATGGAGATTTTGTCACTATCACCAAACGTGAGGATGGGATAACTGTCATAGAAGGGGCTGATGGGGATGCAACCATCTCACACAACCCATCTTCTACTTACAATGTGGACATTACTTTAATGGAAGGCAGTTCTTCTAATGACGCAATGTCTATTGCATACAATGCTCAGACTATTGCTAAAGGTAGGATCTCAGTCCCTTTAACAGTACGTGACACAGGTGGTCGAGATGTTTTCATTTCAGAAGCATCTTGGATTGTAAAACCAGCAGATATGACTAAATCAAAAGAAGCTGGAATGCGTACTTGGTCTTTAGTGGCATTCAATGGTCAGCAATTTAACGGCGGTCTTTAATACCTCCGCATAACAAGCATTACAATAACAATAATAAACATTGTGCTTAAAGCGGGGCAAGGGGAGGAGTGATCTTTTTCTTCCCCGCTATTTTTATTTAACTTTATTGATATTGTAAGGAATTTAATTTAATGGCAATTCGTACTATAGAAAAAACAATCGGTAACAGTGTTTACTCATTTAACACTATGAACACTGGTAAACGTGTAGAATTTCTTGCTCGTATTACAAAAGCATTTGGTGCAAGTATTACAGCATTTTTTAATTCTACCGATACTGCTCCAGATGATGTGGATACGTTGGAAGCAATTAAAGCTTTCTCAGAAGCTAAACCTCTTACCCCAGAACAAGAGGTGTTGTTGGCTAAGAAGCAAGAAAAAGACAATGTAAAGATGTCTGACAACATTACTAAGGCTGTTGAACTTTTGATTCAAAATATGGATAAAGAAAACGTCCCTGCTTTGATAAAAGATTTGACTGTACGCTCTGAAGTAGTGATTAATGGTAAGCCTCTCACCAATTACGATACTGAGATTGAAGATCTTGGTGAACTGTTCCAACTCTTGTTTTCCATTGTTCAGGAGAACTTTGGTTCTGTTTTTACCCTAAGCGGCGTTACCAGTCGTTAAGACGTGACACCGCAGGATATAATGTAAAGAAAGTCCACACCAGATGGACACAAGATTCAGATGTAAACCCTTGGCAACAGATGATGCTGAGGGTAGCTAAGTCTGGCTTAGATTCATACTCCAATATAAGAGATGAATGGGACTTAGACGAATTACTTGACGCCGATGAATGGTTGGAATATCAATCAGACTTAGAGCAAGCAAGTTATGATGATATGAATAACGATAAGTAGGTGAGCCTATGAGTACACCTTTAGCCAGCTTCTTCACGAAGCTTGGTTTTGAGATTGATAAGACTAGTCTAAATGCTGTCAATAAACAGTTGGATATGTTTAACAGAAAAGTTCAGTCTATGGCTGAGTCTTTTAATAAAATATCCAACACACCGGCTTTACGGGCTGCTGCAAGATTAGCCAACGCCGAAGTTAGACGAATAAGTGCGGAAGCAGCTCTTGTTAAAGATAAGGTTAGATTAGCTGGTATAGAAGGTCGTGTAGCTATAGCTCAAGCTAAAGTTCAAGATTCAGCTAACAAACTTGCTTCAAAGAAAGAAACAACTTCTGGGTATTATGCCAAGGCTAATGCTTCAGAGATGTTAATGAGAGCTAAAGCTGGTTTTTCCGCTGACATGGCTGCTGTAAAGGAGTCATTGGATAGTGGGAAAAAATTACGTGCAATGCAGGAACGTGATCAAAAGCAAGCACATTCTCTTATTATAATGAAGAAGCGTAATGAGATAGACGAATCAAAACTACGCAGAACATTGATAAAAAACCAATCCGATGCTGCTAAGCACAGCCTTAAAGCTGCAAATAACCTCTCTGTAGTTAATTCTAGAATACAGCAAGTTCTAGCAAGGACAGCAGAAGTACAAGCACGGACTCAGATGAAGTCTACCCCCTACGCAAGGGCACCTAAAGGGGCAGGTGGAGGTGAAGGTGGTTCCCCACTATTAACCACGGAGAACCTACAAACATTTGCAGGGTTAGAGGGTCTTCGTAGATTTGCAATGCAATCTTATAACGTTGGTAACTTCCAAGTATCGCAACCAATCAGGTATGAGTTTATTCTTGGGAATAAAGAAGAAGCTGCAAAACAAGTAGAATTTTTAAATAAAGAAGTTGATAGGCTTGGTTTGAGTTTGATGGATGCCAACCACCAATACACACAACTTCTTGCGACATCTGCTGATCAAATCGGAATAGAGAATACCCAGAAATTATTTAGCGGTGCTCAGAATCTAGCAACAATGCTTGGTTTATCCACAGATGCTCAAAACAGAATGTTCCGTGCTTTTGGTCAAATGGCCAGTAAGTCTCAGATCATGGCAGAGGAGCTTAACTTTAGGCTCGCTGCATAGGAATATGCAGAAAAATAAATCTTTTAATTGCGGGGAGTTCTCGTTAAGTGTTGACTACTGCTACAGTTTAGTGATAAGCTGTCTGCACCAGAAATAATGTTCTGGGTATAGTAAAAACGTCAGCAATAGAGATAATCCGCAGCCAACAATCTTATCTCTGAAAACAGTAGGAGTAACATAATGTCAGAAATTATAGTTTTAAACGAAATAGAATATAAGGTAGTACCCACCCACCCAGAGTACCATGTATCTTATTGTGGGGATATTATCAGAAGTAGCACAAGAAAGCAATTGAAAAAGGTTCCTCATGGCAACCCTCCATACCCTACAGTTAGAACTTGTGTAAAAGGTAAGCCTCAAAACACCAAAGCGCACAGAATGTTAGCTGCTGCTTGGATATATAATGATGATCCTATAAACAAGACTCAAGTAAACCATAAGGATGGAAATAAGGAAAACCTTCACGGGGACAACTTAGAATGGGTTACAGAGTCACAGAATCAAAGACATGCAATAGAGACAGGGTTAAAAGGTAAAGGGGAGGATCTTTACAACGCCTCTTTTACTGAAGATCAAGTTCACCTTATCTGTAAGATGCTTGTAGATGGATTACTTGTAAAAGATATTGCAGATATATTTGATTGCAGTAAAGATGTTATCAGGAAAATAAGGGCTGGTGATACTTACTTCCATGTAAGAGTTCTGTATGAGATACCCCACACGTATAAAAGTAGTTTCTCTGAGATGACTATTAGGTGGGTGTGTGAAAGAATTTTAGAAGGCAAGTCAGATAAATGGATTGCGGAAAATAGTACCAATTCAGATTTGACTATAATAGAAACTAAGCGAATCAGATACAAGATTCGTTATAAGTTTATTTCTGACGAATATTTTTAAGATTGAGGTTCAACGACTATCCCTTGCGGGAGTACACTGTAAGCTATTGACAGTGGAAATATAAGACCTCCAGAACGGAGGAAGATATAGTCTCAACTTCTACGGAGACGTAGAGCAGTTCATAAGAGAACGGACACAGCAGTAGCGAGTTGTGTTGAAGATATTTGTAAAGGGCAGTTAAGTGAAGCATTACCAAATGCCACAAAAATATTTGCAGAGGCAATTACTAACGGAGATGTAAAAGAACTTTTCAAGCAAATGGAAGCTGGAAAAGTTGGGATGAACGAGTTGGTAAAAGTTATCGAGCATATTCAAACCCTGAAAGACGATGAACTAATTGCAAAAATGCTAGACACTCCTGAAAAGAAGTTCTCTAAACTTCGTACAGAGTGGATTAGATTTTTAATTAGCTTAAACGAAGCTGGGGTGTTGGATGCAATGATAGCTGCATTTGAAGCAATCACAGATTCTGTAATACTAATACACGGCTTCTTAAAAGATAATAAAGAGATTCTCCGTGATATATGGTCTATATTAAAACCTATATTGGGGATTTGGTTGGCAATGTGGGGTGCTGGTAAGTTAATGGCATTCAACAAAGGCATCAGCAGTGTTCTTAAAAACTTTGGTGTACTCTCTATTGTAGCGGGAAGTGGTGGCTCAAGGGTTGGAAAACTTATTTCAAAAGTAGGCTTATTGAGGGCTTCTTTATTATTGCTGAATAGAGCTTGGAATATGTTCGGCAAGAAGTCTGTTCTGGCTATATCACTCTTAGCTCTTGTGGATATCATAGAGACACTACAAGGTAAGCGTACTGTATTAACACAACTAATGTCTGAGGGAGGTATCCTTGGAACAGGTGCAAAAGTGTTAGTTGGTGTTTTCAGAACGTTACAAATGGTAATTGAAGCAGCAATAGCTTTGGTTACTGGTGATAGTGGCTTCTTTAAAGATGCAATAGACAGATGGTCTAAGGCTATGTATGACATTTGGCCTATAGACTTCTGGAAAAAAGATTTATACCAATTTATTACTGACATTGGTTCCGAGTTTTTACAGCTCGGTAAGTTAATGGCTGCTGTGTTTAGTAAAAACCCTGTGGCATTGTATGGAGCAATTAAAGACTACTCTGCTTTTAAAGAGGGGATAGCACAAAGGGACTTCATAGCCAGCCGTCCAGACCTTACTTCTTTTGATTTTGGGCGGTCAATGTCAGCCCCTAAACTTTTGAGAAGACCAGAACCTGCAATGAGGGATTCTCTTGGTGCTGGGGTTGGTTCAATAGGTACTATTAACATTGAAGTTAATGGAGCTAGTGTTACAGATCCTCAAAAACTGGCAACAATGATTAAGCAAGAGTTCAGTTTTACATTGCTCAAAGAAAGTAGTAATTTAGTTAAGAGGCAATAATGGCACTACTAGATATTTTGTTAGATAGGACAGGTAGTATTGGTGCCACTATTAGAAGTAAAAGGCTTGAGGCTGCAAGAGATCAAGCCCTTCTTCGTAGACCAAAACCACCTACATATAGTTACATACAAACACAAGTTGGAACTAAGCTAGTGTTTGATGCAGCTACAGATATTGCACATGATTTCCCAACTAAGGTAACAAGCTACCCAGTAGAAGATAAAGCAAGTGTGAGTGACCACAAGGTAAATGAGAATCCCATATTTTCAATTAGTGGTGTGTTTTCAGAAGCCATGTTGGATGTTGCTTTTACTCAAAACACTCTTACACATAATCAAGTAAGAGATGCTTTACTGGCTATAAGGGATTCAGATGAAACAGTGATCCTTAG